CGTGGGGAAAGGTTTAGGCGAGCGGAGCCTTGAGACATCGGCGTCGATCAGTCCATACGAGATTGGTCGGCGTTGCGCTGACGAGTTCGCGGCGCGTCGTTTGTCCGAGGTTTCTCTCCGGAATCAAGGCGATAAGCAGGGAAAAGACAAGGCCCCAATTCAGACGGTTGGGGCATCTCGCAACTCTCAATTCTCGGAGAGTACGTCTGGCACAGTGAACCCTCGCAGTGGTGCGGAGGGTGGGAAGAATGCGGATCAACCGGATGCGTCTTCCCATCTTTCGGCAAAGCCAAGCGATGTCCCGAGTGGCAAGTCCGCACGGGCTTCGCGTGGCCGCCGCGAGGGCCAGAAGCAGAAAAACAAAGCTTCATCGGCCAAGCAAACCGATTCTGGGCAGGCAGAGAAACCCGTCTCGGATCGTTCAGCGGCCGATGTTCAGCCATCGAATACAGATCTTTCCTTGAAGAATTTGCAAGCAAGGGTGGACAGCATGCGTGCAACGCTGTCCAAACTGCCGATCTCTTCTCAGAGTGGCGCCGAGGCCAATGCTCTGATGAGGGATTTGCTCTCTTACGCGATGCGCTGCGAATCGAGGAGGCGATAAACGGCGAGGCATCTCCGGGTGTCCCGTACGTGTCGCTCGGCCGTAGTAACAGCGAGGTCATGCAGAATCATCAGGGATTAGTTTGGGATTTGGTTCGGTGTAGGTTAGAGGCTTTGTGTGTTGTGCAGTGTGGTCACATGCCGGCTGAAGAGCTGGTAAAGCAGGGATTGTGCGATCCCATAAGAGTCTTTGTCAAGAACGAGCCCCATTCGGAAGGAAAACTGAAGGATGGTCGGTATCGATTGATCATGTCGGTCTCCCTTGTAGATCAGCTTGTTGAGCGAGTCCTTAGCTCCGAGCAGAACTCTCGGGAGATCGCATCATTCGACCGACTGCCTGTCAAGCCAGGTATGGGTTTTAGTAAGACTAAGATTGACGCCAACGGTGCTTACCTAGATACGTTCGAGCGATTAGTTTCGACGGACGTGTCTGGATGGGACTGGTCCGTGAGCGGCGACGAATTACTATTCGACGCCAAACGCCGATCGGTTGCCGCGGGCGTTCCTGAGGACTCTCCCTATGCTCGGGCCCTTCGCGCTCGAGCCGTCTGTCTTAGTCGGTCAGTTATCTCTTTTAGCGACGGCACCATGGTCGCTCAGCGTTTTGATGGCATCCAGAAGTCCGGATCTTACAATACCTCCTCGGGTAATTCGTGGATTCGGGTCGCGGCTGCGGTGTACTCGGGCGCTAGCAAAGTGTGTGCAATGGGTGACGATTGTATTGACGACGGATGTGATCTTGAAAAGATGGCTTCGCTTGGCCACCCGATTAAGGATTGCTCCCGAGTTGATGCGTCCCATCCTAGTTGGCAGGAGGAGGTCTCGCTCTGGCCGAGCGAGATGAGAGACGATGTACGACGAGTATTAGAACGGCACTCTTGGATGCCGTATGATGCTTCGCTGGTTCCAGTGGC